ACGATATCTCTCACAGACACTCTTCACATCACCTTTCGCGTTGAGTTTGTAGACTCCAGAACTTTCGATGGTATCATAGATAGAAGTCTCGAATGGACACAGGTTCTGCATTTCGACAAGATAATCTATGTTTGAATTGTTGAGTGTCCATGTGTATTTGTCACCATAATGACCACAAGAACCATCACCAAAAAAGAATCCCATAACCTTAGCTTCATCGATAGAGATGGATGTATCATCCCAATCGATACCCTGTACAGAATCACCGTGAAGTAATCTCGTTCCCACCAAAACTTCACGGGGTTTAATCATCTCCTTATTCTCTCGAAGAAGACTATGATCTTCTGTGACGTCGACGACACCCGTGTGGGTCAAGACTCGATGAATGGTTTTCGTCGTCTTATGACGAACAATCTGACGAATTGGTGTGAATCCCTTTTCCGTCCACACCTCAGCGTCAATCTTAGCAATCTCTTTACCATCATCACGTTCTTCGTATGAATCTACGAGTGAGTCGATTCTACATGTTTTTACTTCACCATTCACGCGAATTAGAAGAGGTGTGTCGGGTGTGACAGAATCACCGTACCTCACCTTCGCACCAGGGAAGTTAGCTTCCACGTAGTTCTTCGTCTCTTCAATCATCGCGCGACCCCTACACGTGGTCGTCGATGCGATGGGAACACATGGGAGGATACCCTTTCCAGCCCCTGTAAAACCATACACAGAGTTCATAGAAACTTTGTAAGCCAGCTGCTTACCATTATAAACCTCCTTCATCGATCCAGTCGCAGCAGCCATATCTTTTTTGGCTTTTTTACGGAACTGCTTCAGTTCTAGAAGAATACTGGGTAGAAGACTCGGCACACCTTGAGCAAACTTATACACTTTGTCGCCAATCTTGAAGGTTTCATACGTTACACCGGGTACGTTTCCGTAACGACGCTCATCCATCACCAACGTGGAATAGCACAGGTTATGAGCCATCATGATAGAGGGGTACAGTGCCTCAAAATCTAGAGCAGTGATTGGTGTGTAATACGCACCTTTCTGTGCCTCGAGAACTGTAGCTCCTTCATAGGGTTCTTCGGGTAGGGATCCGTACTTGATCGTCGGAACCATGTAGCCAAGCTCTCTCGCCGTGTTAGTAAGCTGACTGAACACCTTAATCTGCTGACCGCGCTCAACGAGGAAACACAAAGGAACCCATGTCGCCTTCGCCATCTCCAGAAGGTTTAGGAGAGTGCACAACTTCTTCAGGAGTTTGTGGGGAAGTAGAGTATCCTTAATACAGTACTCAGCAACTTCACCCAATTTTACGGGGTCACCCTCCTTGTAGCGAGCAAACATCTCTTTCGGTGGCATGTCGATCTTTTGATCACCGAGGTACAACTTCGAAACACTATTGAGACTATACGAATCGAGTTTGTATCCCTTCTTCACTTCATGAAACATATCGAAGATGAAACGTCCAGTCATGGGAAGAAGTTTTAGGAAATTGTCACCCAATGCACTTGAACTCAATTTTTTCATCAACAACTCACTTGGTGGGTCATGAAGCTTTCCTAGATTGAAAAATTCCGGATCACAACCGACCATGTGAGCTCTCTTGAAAATGTACTCAAGATCAAAACCAAAGATGTTCCACCCGGTCAAGATATCTACATCCTTCTCATGAAGATATTTCTGAAAAGCCTCGAGCATCTCCTTTTCGGTCTCGAAGCTCACAACACCAGGACCTTCAGTCTTCTTGTAGCAAAGACACACCTTTTCATAGGGCTCGTCATTTCCAAACTTACACAACGAGAGAGCAATTTGAAAGCATGCATCATCTGGGACGTCTGCATCAGGAAATTTTCCTGTGGAACTGTTACACTCAATATCAAATGAGGCGACGACAAATGGTGCAATGTCATCACGAGCTACAGGCTTTAGAGTTGTCCAATCATTACACCACAAATCGATATCCACCTTGGCGAGGTGAGAACGAACACAATCTGAGCCAGTATCTAACCAACCCGTAGATTGAATACCTGTGCGATGCATGAATCTCAGAACGGGATCGAGATTGGATTCATAAACATGATACTTTCTATAGTCGTTGTTATAGGCAAAAACTGAATTCACCTTTCTACGATCTGCTAGAGTCTTAAAATTGAGACGCATATACGCAAATACCTCATTATTTTGGAAACCCCAGACATCTTTCTTCTGTGTGAGACTGTAACTCGTCACATGATCGGGGCGAAGTTTATTCAGGTCGTTGTACATTAGTCGAACTTCCTGTTCCGTTGTACCCCTCGGAAGCTTTACGAAAAAATAAGGTTCGAAAACTGTTGTGACACACACAGACTTCCCATCTTCAGTCTTCCCCAAGATGCTGATCAAGTGTTCGTCATCCACATCCCTCGCCTCCCAAGTCAAAGCTTGAAATACCACCATACGTTTATATTGAGCCAAAATTTTAATATCATTTATTAATAAATGTCTGCTGCTTTAATTGAGCTCGTGTCAGTCGGTGCTCAGGATGTGTACATCACAGGTGACCCCCAGGTCAGTTTTTTCCGTCAGAATTACAAACGTCATACCAACTTCGCCATGAAGCCTGAGCGTATGGACTACATCGGTACTTTTGGCGCTTCCAACGAAGTCTCTATTCCTATTCGCTCCAAGGGCGATCTTTTGAGCTACGTCTGGATCGAGGCCGATGGTATTGCCGAGGTTGGAACGAATTCAGATGGTCTTTTCTCCAACAACGCGGCCAGTCCCACAGAGTTCAGTCTTTGGATTGGTGGTCAGAAAGTGTCGCAGCTTGATTCTCTTTACATTCAGGGTGTTTACAACCCCCTCATGCGTGAGAATTCTGCCAAGGCTTCTTTCGCGGTTACAACCAATGTCCGCAAGGGAAACCATTCTGGTAAGTACTACATGATTCCCTTCTTCTTTGGTGAGGACTGGACTAAGGCACTCCCTCTCGTTGCCCTCCAGTACCACGACGTCGAGATTCGTATCAAGTGCCGCGACGGTTTCACCCCCAACGAAACCCCCAAGATTTACGGTAACTACATTTATCTCGATACTGATGAGCGCAAGTATTTCACTGATACCGAGCACGAGCTTCTCATCACCCAAACACAGTCTCAGCTTGCTTCCAACACTGACACTGACATTGATCTCAGCTACTTTAACCACCCCGTCAAGTCTCTTCACCTTGTCTCCGGTAAGGCGGCTGGCGCTGCTTGGGCGGACGAATATAACTTCAGCACCTCGTCTCTCTACATCAACGGTACCGCCCTTTTTGAGAACACATCCAACGTTTATCACCACGACGTCGTACCCGAGATGCACTGCACTGATCTCCCCGATGACATCATCGATGATCTTCCCACTTACTCGTGGCCTTTCTGCCTCACCATGAGCAAGATGCAGCCCACCGGTACCCTCAACTTCTCTCGCATCGATAACGCGAAGCTTGTTCTCAACAACCCTACTGGTGGCAACCAGCTCCACCGTGTCTACGCGGTCAACTATAACATTCTTCGTATCAAGAATGGTATGGCCGGTGTCGCTTTCGGTAACTAAACCTAAGTAAAATTATAAATTACGAAAAGTATTGATAAAATGGTGAAAATTCGCAAAGTTCGCACCACTTCTTCGAAGATTGTCTTGGAGGTCGAGTCCAAACGAACCTTTAAACGACAATCTTCGAAGGAAAAGAAGCTTGTGAAACTTTCCAGGGAGATCCTCAGCAAATTTCAAATCGCGAATGCGGAACTTTGTCGTCTTCGCGAAGAGAATAGAAAGCTCAAAGAGCTCAAAGTTGGTCAGGGTGAAGTGGCTAAACTTCGTACAAAACTGAACTTCCATAGAAATGACAGAGACGACAAAGATTCCAAGACAATCCGAGGAGCTCTAGAGAGGGCACGGAGAGGAACTCAGGATCCCTTGAAGATGCAGCAGCGAACGAAGGCACTTTTAAAAGAGGCGGGGAAATGGGAGGAAGTGAAGAAGCTCTATAGTTTCAGTAAGCGTTCGACACCTATCAAATCGATTGGTCTTTCAATGATGAGATGATTTTTTCTGTTTTTTCATGCATACGTTTGGCATAGAATGTCTTATCCTTTAGCTCATCCCAGATTGTGAGTCGATCTTCCAAAAATTTTAGGAATTTCTTCGAGTCACAACTAGACTTGTAATAAACTTTTTCAGCCTTAAGTGCCTCCTCCATCACACCAATACGGGCATCCATTGAACGCTTATCAAGCTCATCAGGAGTGAGACGAGCGGACACATCAGCTTCTTTCTTGTTCATATATAGTATGGACGACTCTACGCTTTATACCATATTGTATTATTGCCGATCATGCCGTAGGACATATGACGGTGCCGCACAATGTTGCTTCGAGATGGATCATGTCGAGGTAAAATAAGTTTCTTGTATATATGACTCCGGAACCATAGCAACAGCAAAAGCGATTGCGTATTTATTTACACGAACATACGACCCTCTGTGAGCAGCTGACCACACCGCTGGAAATAGCAAAAGTCTTCCAGCTTTCGGCTGAATTTTCATTCCATGTAAAAATTCTGTAGCACCACCATCATTAGGATCAATGTCATTTAAATAGAGTAGTCCAGTAAAAAGTATTTCAGGTCGTCCGGAATCGTTATGCCACTTATATTCAGAATTTGGATTTGTACAATTAAGTGACATCGCCGGACCTGGAAATGGTACGCCATTCCTAAACCATATTTCTTTAATATCATCTTGATTTTCCCCGTATTTTTCAAAGTGTTTACAAAATGTTTCTATTACTTGCATACTTACTTTTTTTGCAAACATCTCTATTATCAATAAATAAACATCGGACCAATTTTCATGGTCTGGGTGTATAATGATTTCTCTACCACTTTTACGATCGCCATTTACTACGGCGATTTCATTGCCATCTTTATCACATGTTGAAATAACCGCCACTTTTTTTTCGGGATCATTTTCAAACCGATCTATGATTTCATCACATTTTTCTTTTGATATAAAGTCATCAAACAGGAAAATACAATGATCGTTATCCATTACAAATTAAAGCTAAAATATCTTTATATACATTAAATGATCCCCCTCGTCATCATGGGTGTTCTCACTACTGCCGCGGCCTATACGTTCTTGGGACAAAACCTCATATCTTCAGAGGAAGCCAAACGACTCATCAAGGAGGGTAAGATCAAGAAGGTCATCGATGTTCGTACAAATATGGAATATCGTGCTGGTCATTACCCCCGAGCCTTACACATCCCCGTCGATAAGATCAACGAAAAGACAACTGCTGAACTCCCCAAGAGGGGGCTACTCGTCTACTGCAACACTGGGCAAAGGGCCAGATTTGCGGCAGAGAAATTAATGGAACTTGATTTCAAACAGGTGTATTATATAGCTGGACACTATTCTAGTCTTATTTAATCAGTGTGGATTATAAACAGAAAATGTTGCTACTATATATTTGGAACCTTTTTTTACTATACCACCCCTGTGTATGTAACTTATAGTAGAAGGAAAAATTAAAACTTTACCTTTCTGTGGTTTGACAACTTTACCGGAGGAAAATTCTGTATTTCCACCGGCATCTTCTTCTAAATTATTTAAGTATAAAATACACGTAAGTAATCTATCTTCCCTGGGTGACCAATCACTATGCCAATGATAATAATGTCCAACTTCACTTTTCTGAACTATTGCGTCCGATTGTAATGATCTTTTAATAAAATCCGTGGTATTGTATGACCATTTATCATAGGGTTTCTTTTCTAAACCCTTTTCGATTAAACTATTCGCATACTTAATTTTCACATCTTTTATTAGTTGATGATATACACTGTTTAATATTAACTGTTCTCGCTTTCTTATGTTAAGAGGTACATCAACACTCGTTTTCAATTTATGGAGTGACGACTTATCTGTCCGATTTCGCCTCGCCATAAAATCGGGATCGGTCTCATTGGTTTCGCATAAGTGAATAAACTTATCACATATATAATCTGGAAACGCGTTTTCAAATTCCATGATGTAAGCATCGTGAAAATTCATTATTGTAATTTTACACCATTATCTTTAATGTCTATTTTAGTTTTACCCCCAAAACCCTCCTCAACTTTTGGAGTATAGCGGGTTCGGGAATAGCTCTACCAGACTCATATGCATTAATAATACTCACATTCACTCCAACCGCAATTGCTAAATCTTTTTGTGTCTTGAAACCTTTAGCAATTCGTCCCTGTTGAATCATCTTCGCCATAGACAAGGAAACTTTCTTGTGTGTTCCCAACTCCTCACGATCCAACTTTTGTTCCTTCGTCACTTCACGATGCGGCTGTGGAGGTCTCTGGTTGGATGGTGCAGCCTTTCCATGAATGACGACAGGATTCCAGTCTTGGTGATTCATATGTCTATATCTTGTGTTTTGTTTTTAACAATCTTTCTAGACGTTCCTTTTCCCTTCTCATGAAGATCGTCAATTCCATGACTTCACCTTGAAGTTTGACCTTCCCCGCTTGACGCATCCACATCACATGTTCAACCTTTGTCATATCCACGCATGACATTTTCGTATCAGGTGCTTGACTATGATGAACAGCGAGAACCATCGCATCCTTCTTAGTTTCTTTGGGAAGTTGGGGACCATCGTGACACACCACAACGTGTGAACCAGAACACCCCGCTACATGCATCCACCAATGTTGAGGTGCACTTGAAAGTGTCAGTTGATCATTTTCTTTAGCATTCTGACCCACTTTTATTGTGATCCCATCATGGGACGTATATTCGAGCATGACTTTTTATCATATTATTTCCTTATGTAAAATTATTATGCACGTCGTATTGAAACCCAGTCCATCTGTGACACACAAGTATAGAGTAACCCTCCCCAATCAACGCACCATCGATTTTGGTCAGAAGGGGTTTCAACACTACGTGGATCATGGTAATCCTCGTCTCATGCGGGCACATCTTCTTAGGAAGGGAGCTGTCATTCCTAAGGAATTGCGAATTGAGACGAATCCTCTAGAAATTCATCGTGGTATGTTGATGGTCGATGAAAGTACCGAACAGGATTGGGAGGATTATTTTAGGGCTGATTTTTGGGAACGGTGGATGCTTTGGTCATATTCCGACATCAACAAAGCTAAACTTTTCATGACTATGAATAAGGGTATGCTTTTCATACCTCAACCAGAGGATCTATGGTTCTCTAATTGCCGGTAGATCCGAAGCCACCAGAGCCCCTGTCTGTTTCCTCGATAATTTCAATTTCCTTGACGGGTGGTGTCTCGCAACGCTCTAGAACGAGCTGAGCGATCCGATCACCCTTCTTCACCTCAAAGTCTTTGTCTCCATGATTGAAGAGAACGACTTTGACCTCTCCCGTATAGTCCGGATCGATGACTCCAGCCCCAACTTGGATACCATGCTTGACAGCGAGTCCCGAACGGGGGGCAACTCGCCCGTATACTCCAGATGGGAGAACAACTGCGATCCCCGTGGAGACAAGCCCCCTCTCTGACGAGCGAATAACACAC